CTGGCTGACCCACGGCGCAAGCGTAGCCTTGTTCAGCCGCTCGGGCGGCAAGCTCAAGAACGCTCCCGCCGTCTGCCCCAAGAACTGAGCGCCTTTGATGCGCCGCTCAAGGTCTTTGGTATCTGCACCGACGCGCTCGCCGCGCGCCTTGTGCATGGCCGCCACATAGTCGGCGCCCCCAGGCGTGCGCATCAGCGTTTCCTCGTCAGCCCCGCTTGCAAGCGCCTGCTGCAACAGCATAGCGTTTGACTGCTCCCGCTCTGCGGCTTGCAGTTGCAGAGCGTTCAGTTGCTCGGCCTGCGCGTTCACACGCCGACCGCGCGCGAACTCCTGTCCCCGCATGTACTGCTCAAGGAAGTTGACCGGCTGAATCTGCGTGTCACCGATGATAGGCATGGCGTCAGCCCAACCCGCTGATGTACGGCGACGGACGATAGTTGACCGCCATCGTGTTAGCGCCGGTAGACGTAGGCGCGCGCGCACCGCCGCCAAACATTCCGTACCCCAAAGCCGCTTGGCCGAGGGCGTTGGTGATGGCGTTGGCAGAGCCGATGTAGCCCGACGCGCGTGCGCGCCCCGACTCCATCATCATGTTGCCGGCGTTGACGCCGTACTGCCCGGCGGCGTTCGTCACCTGATTGGTGGCCATCTGCCCGGCGCCATAGAGGCCGCCAAGCGCGCCGATGCGCTCGTTCTTGAGCGCCTGTGCGCGGTTAAAGGCGTTCATGTACTCCTGCGAAGCCATGTCCTGCCCGAAGCGACCCGCGGCCTTGAGCGCAGCACCCGACATCATGCCCCCGCGTGCCGCTGCGGTGCGGTCGAGCGCCTTCATGCCTTCGGACAGCCGGAACCCGTAGCCGGGATCCATTTCAAGGTCGGCCATCGTGAACTGCCGCCCGATGCTGCCATACCCTTCCGAGTTGGCGTCCCCGCCAAGGCCAAGCATCCGCATCAGTTCGTTCTGACTGGTGATGCCCGCCTGCCGAAACGGCTCGTTGAGTTCAACCTGGCGGTTGAACATTTCTCGCTGCAACTGCGCCGACTGATCGGCCGCCTGCTGCTGCGCGCGCGAGGCTTTGCGCGAGGCGCGAGCGGACATACCTCCGCCGATAAGCGCGGAGCCGATGATTGCCGTTTCAATGCCCATTTGCGTGACCTCTCACATACAGGCCGTCATGGGCATCAAAGCCCAAGCGGCGCAAAATGTCGTGCATATATTCGTGCCCGTCCGTTACGCGGGTGACAACCCGTTCACGGTCAAACAGCTTGGCTAGCAAGCCCTTCGTCGCCCATCGCCGCCGCCAAGTCGGCAGCACGGATACGTGCAACTCGTCGCCGTTGAAGTACACCGCACCAATGCACACGCCGTTGCGGACAAGCGCCTTGATGTCCCAATCTTCCATCGCGGCGGCGTAACTGTCAAATGACGGGCGGTCGTTCCAGTCGGTCGCGTGATAGCCGACCTGCAACGCTTGCGCTCGGTCGTCTACCAGCTCCGTCACGACACTTCCCTGCCCGAACAGCGGATGTTGATGGCCGACGCCGTACCGGCGATGGTCGAAATATACCCGCCCGGTGCCAGGATGTGGCCGACCAGTTCGGGGAAAGTGTAAGTTTCGTTCGGCAACAAGGTCTTGGTCTTGACGATCAAGTTCTGGTTGCCCGTCGAGTCGTACTGCGTCACCAAGTTGACCGACAGCGTAGCCGCCGACGCGCTGTAGTTGGTCGCCGTGAACTTGTCGATGATGGCCGACACGTTCGCCGCAGTGTACTGCGTGGTTTGCGCGTTCTCCGCCGTCTTGGACGGAATCAAGGGTTTGACGCTGACTGCCATGACCTACCCCTAGAAAGTAAACACCATGCGAACGCGACCGCTTTGACCAGGCCGACCGCCAAGGAAACTGCCGTTACCGCCGCCTCCCGCCGTCAAGCTCCCGTCGCCCACGATACCGGCGGCGCCAAACGAAGTATACGCCGCTCCACCGTTGCCGGTAGTGTTTGTAGTGTTGCCGCCCGTAGCCGTACCGCCAGCGCCTTGCGTTTGTAGCGGGTCGGCGCTACCCGGCTGACCGCCATTCGCGGTCATGGTCGCAAGGGTGTATGTGCCGCTGTAAGCGTTGGAGAAGCCTCCCGCCGTAGCCGATCCGGCGCCCGCGCCCCCCGCACCCACGGTGTACAGGATTGTCTTGCCGTCCTGCCCGCTCAAAATTAGCACGGTCTTGGCGTATCCGCCGCCGCCGCCGCCACCGCCGTCAATGATGTCAGGCTCTCCGGGCGCCAAGAAAATCTCGTAGCCGGTGGCGCCGCCGCCGCCGCCGCCCCACACTTGGATGGTGACGCCGGTTGCGCCCGTGGGGATGACAACGGAGCCGGTGCCGGGTTCGGAGTAGTCGTACACCCCGGCACCCGCGCCGCCAACGCTGCCGTTGAAGAAGGACGCAAGCGTAGCGCCGCCCATGTCAGGTCAGCCCCGCCCCGCTGATAAGCCACGACGCCGCCGAAATCTTGATAAGGGTAGCGACACCGTTACGCGCAAGCGTGCGGGTGCCAGTCGTGGTGCTGTTGGCGAGGGTCATCGTATCGGTCGTGATAGCGATGGACAGCGCCGTAGCGTTGAGGTTGACGATGATGATGACGGTACCCAACGGAAACGCCGTGGCGCTGTTGGCCGGGACGGTCAGCGTCAGACTGCTGCCGTTCATCACTACGGACTTGCTGCGATCTGCCAGCACTAGCTCGTAACTAGCCGTCTTGGAGTTCTGCGGCGCGTCCAAGTAGCCCACCGAATGACTGACGCTAGGCGTAGCGTTGTCCGGTACGGTCGGAGTGCCGGTGAACGCAGGGCTGGCAAGCGGCGCATAGGTCGTCGCGGCGGCGGTCGTGGTCAGGGCGTTGGTGATGCCGTAGCCCGCAACGGTCGTCGGGGTGCCGGTGATGTCGGCCCACGCGACCCCGGCCAGACTCAAGTCGTTGAGGCCGGTTAGGTCGTCGTAGGTGCCAAGCGTCACGTCCGCCGCCGTCGTGAGGACGAACTTGTACGTGGCGCTTTCGGTCAGCCAAATCTCCTGCGTGACCCGACCTGCCGAGTCAAGGATGATAGGGTTGGTGTGCGGCGTAGCTCCCGAGGCGTCGGTATACGCCGCTTCGGGCGTGGTCGTACCGGCCTGATAGGTGAAAATCTTGCCGCCTGCCAACGGATTGCCGTTGTTGTCGAAGAACTGCGCGCCGGCGCCCGCCAGCGGAGAGAGGAACACGGTCATATGTACACCTGCGTCATGGTGAGGATGACGGAGGGTATGCCAGGGACAACCCCCGCCGCCGCCTTGGATTGTATCTGCACGGTCGTGTCATCGACCGCCCACATCAACTGAAAGTAGTCACCGTCCGACATGGAGACAAACAGATTGGCCGCAACAAAAAGTTCGGCGTTGTTGCCTTGGATGCGCACTTCGGAGGCAGAGTCAGCGATGTTGTTGCCGTTGATGCGCCCCCACACCCAAAAGAGGCCGGTGCCGCCGGCGGTCTTGTCCAGTTGCAGCGAAAACTGCATGTTGTAGACCGCCGGGCGCGTGACCTTGATGCGGGTGGAATCGCCCGGATCGACGTACACGCCATAGCGGTTGGACGACGTGTTGAACTGCATCGCATAGGCCGTGTTGATAGCCGCCGCCGTCTGCGTGGTCGTGTCGTAGAACTGCCCGTAGTTGATGGGGTTCGGCTCAAACCGCGGCGGGCCGACCTGCAACCCGCGAACCGCCGCTTCAACTTGCGACAACTCGGCGTCGGTCACGTTGTTGGGCGGCGTCAGCTCCAGATCGGCAAGCGTGGCGTCGGTCGTACCGCCGCCCGTCAGCCGGAATTGGTTGTTGAGGTAGCGGAACCACTCCCGCGAAATCAGGCCGGTGCGCTCGTCAATAAGCGGTACGCGCGGGGCGGGGATGGTAGTCGTGTTAGGCATTGGTGCCGTCCAGAATCAGGTCAGCGCCCATGATGGCCGTCACAACGGGGTCGGCACCCGATACCTCGTACACCCGGTCGCGCGACTTGAGCGTAGCGCCCAAGCGGTTCCAGATTACGCGGGTCTGCGTAGCGCCGATGCGCCCGACCGGCTGCCAATGCTCGTTGCCCCAAGTGTGGCCGCCATCGTCCGACCATCGGAGCATCATCTGCGGGTCAGCCCCGTCCGTAATCGCCAAGGACACCAGAAGCGCCTCGCCGGATTCGGTGGTCAGCACATCGCCAGTTTCGGCGGCAAGCAAATCGACGGAATCAAAGGCACCGTAGCCCGACAAGCCAACGCCGGTCTGGCAGTCCAGTTGCAGGCGGCGATGTATCGTTCGCTTAAGGTTGTTCTGCCCTGGCGCAAGTACGCGCCACGACCGCAGCCACTTTTGCTCGGCGCCGTTGTCAGAGTAGTAGGCAAGGTCAAAGGCGTACAAGTTGCCGTTCTCAAAGTCCCCCACCAACGGCGCGGCGTTGAACCGCGCTTGGCAGTTAGATCGGTGCCGGCGGAACCGCCCGCGGTCAAGTGCGGCGCGTTCGTGCCAAGCGTTGGTCGCGGCGTCGTACACCCAAGTCGTCTCGGCGCTCGGGAAGATAAGCACATAGAAGGCGTGGCCGTCCTGCTGGTAAGTGTACGCCAGCGCGTCCGACATGTCGGCGTAGCCTTGAATGGCGAACTCAACGGCGTGGGTGGACACCCGCACGCCCTGATAACCCTGCGCCCGGTAGACGATGCCCTGACCGCGCGCGTCGGCGCCAAGCCAAAACACGCTGTTGTCAAGCTTGGCGACTGAGTAGGGGGCGATGCAGCCGATTTCGTTGTATGCGCCTTGGATGCGCTCCAACGGGAAGTCGGGGTTGCCCGAGTTGTACCAAACCTCAACCGAGTTAGTGCCGAACAGCCACACTTCTCGGTGATCAATCGCCAACGACACTAGCCCATCCGGCGAACCTTCGGCGCTAGCAAAGTCTAGCGGATCAACGGAGAACCCGTTAAGCAAGTCCGTCACCCACACCCGTTGGCTGCTCGGCTCGTTGAACACGAAATAGCCATCAAGGTAGCCGACGTTGACCGCGCCGGGAAAGTCCGGGTCGGTAATCTTGGCGAACGCCGCCGTGTTGAAGTTGTAGATGAACCCGTCCGGGTTGCAGGCAATGAACAACTGCGTGCCGTTGTCGGCCATTGACACCGGGCCAAAGCCCGTGATGTCGCCCAACTTAATCTGCGTCAGGTTGGCGGCGACCTTGTAGAACTCCGTGCCGGTGGCCACGTACACATCCGTGCCGTGCGCCCACAGCCCTCGGATAGGGCCGGTGCCAACCGTAGCGACCAGACGCAGCCCAGGGCATCGTTGCAGGTACGCAGGCTCCTTGCCGCCCTCGGGGATTGCTTCCGGGTACAGGTTGACCATCCGATTGTCAGCCGCGTTCGGGCTGCGGAGGACATAGCTGCTACCAAGGATGGGCGTTTTCACGTCTTAGATAACCAAAAATGTTGGTTAACTGATCGGGTAAGTTATGGTGAACATTAGCTGATCGCCGTTTGCCCAAGTCATCGGCACCGTGGACCGGAAGCCAGACGCCGCGTTGGTGAAGCAGGCCACCGAGGCCGTGCCGTTCGTGATCCTGCAGACGCCGATGTAGTACTGCGTGCCGCTGTCCAACACCCACACCGAACCCACCGCATCGGAGTAGGAGAAGAACGGCGCCGAGAACAACCAGTCGCCGCTGCCGAAGTTGGTCGTGCTGCCCGCAGTCAGCGTGACGTTGTAGGTGCAGAGGCCGCCGACAACGTCATACGAGCTGACCAGCGTGCCGTTGCCGAGCGTCGGGTTGGTGACGCCTGCCGTCCATGTGACGGGCTGCGACCGTGCGTTCTGGTCAAGCGCAAACAGCGCCGTAATGGTGTTGTCGAACGTGAAGAGCTGGCCTTGCGTGAAGGTGAGGCGACGCTTGCTCGCGTAGGCCGCGACGGCAGAAACCGCGTTTGCCTGCACGTCGCACGACCCGGCGATGTCGATGTCGTAAACTTGGTTGGACGACGCGGCGTTAGTTTCGGAGCCGCCAGAGCCGGTGTAGTTGACGAACCGCAGCGGCGTATAGATCACGCTAGAGCGAATGTCCAAGCGCACCTTGATGTTGCTGATCTCGCCGCCGAGCAGGTCGATGTGGTCGATGAGGACGTGCGTGATGCCGACCGACATATCGCGGGCGACATAGGTTATGTCGAGGCCGCTGGTGTTCAGCCCGCCGACAGCGCGCGCTATGTTGACGGCGGCCGAAGTACTGCGGTTGTTCCGGTTAAAAATCTTGACCTTGTGATCGGAAACACCGTAGACAAAATAGGGGCGGTAATTCTGAAATGCGATTAGATTGTCGATAGCAACGCCATCGCCGTTGTTCTGCGCGTTGAACCCGTAGTAGCAGTCGTCCGAGAACAGTTGCCCGACGCGCACGCCACGGATGCGGTTGCTAGAGTTGCCGCCGGTTATGGTGACAGGCGAGACAAGGTTTTTGGCGTAAATAGAATCAAAAACCACATCTCCCCACGACGCGGAGGTAGAGCAATCCATGTAGAAGCCGTGCGCGCCTTTCCAGGTTACGCTAGAGTCATAGCCAAGGTCTTGGAACTGGACGGGGCCGCAATTGAAGTTTGAATTGCCGACCATGTAAAAGAAGTTGGGCATCACGTTCGCGGTCGTCTGGCAGACGAACCGAACCGACTTGCCGGTGATGAACGTGATGTTGCTCCCAAGCGCGGACAGGTCGAGGAAGTTGATGGCCGTGGCGGCGCTGCCCAGCCAATAGCTGCCTGACGGGAAATAGAATGTCTTGGCGCCGCTGTTGAACGCGGCCTGCAGCGCGGTCCGCACGTTCTGCGTCAGCGCACCGGACTGCACGTCCGCGATCTGCGCGGCGGTCATGAAGTCGAACACGCTGACCATGTCGCGCAGCTTGTCTTGGATGGTGCGCGTTTGCGCGCCCGCACCCGCCTGGGCAAACCCCAACTGACTGATAGCCGCTCGCTTGGTATCCCCACCCTGATTGATGGGCAGTTCGCTCGTAGGGGCGACCGGCGACGTTGCGGCCGGAAGCTGCGAGATTTTCTTTGCCGCCATGTCAGTAGTTTCCTGCGAAGATGTTGAAGCGGTTGCGCCGCGCCATGAGGCTGTACGGCATCGCCATTATGTCCTTGGGCGAGTTGATGCGCTTGATGTCGCGCTTGCTCGCCATAGCGATTCGCTGCACCTGCGGCGTCGGCTCCACGCCAAACTCCGGGGCAAGCTCCATCGCCAGGTTGTAGGTGAACGCTCGCAGATAGCCAGGAGGGAACGCCAACTCGGTCGTAAACGTAGCCGGCTGCGTCAGCGGCTTGACCGAAATGAAGTGGAACTCCAGAGCG